TTATTTCTTACTTAATAAGACTTGTATTAGACGTTCCTTCTCTTCAATTATCCTTTCTAAATCAGCTATTTTTGCATCCTTATCAAGTTCATTTGATTTTATTCCATTTATGGGAATATCATCAAAGAATACACCTACAGGAACCTCTAAAACCTTTGCTATTGCTTCAATGGTTTTTGTATTCGTTGATCCATTTCTAACAATAGCCTGTATGCTACTATCTTCTTTTCCTATACGTGAAGCAAGTTCTCGTATAGTGATTTTCTTTAATTCACATAACTCTCTTATTAACAAGAAATTAGCCATATTACACTTTTGTTATAACTTTTATTAACGTGAATTTTATTCACCTATGGTAAAAATAATTATACCTTTGCTATGTAAAGTTAACAATAATGAGTATATTTATCACAAAGGTATGACGAAAAAAAAATTAAAAAGGAATGATGACGGCGAGAAACTAAGAATGTACCTTTTGAATTTGCCGGTAAAAGAATCTTCTGAAATGTCCCTTAAGTTGGCAGAAGCATGTAAAGTGCCATTACATACCATTCGTAATTGGCGGGGTAGTCGTTGTCGTATTCCCGAACTTGCCAAGGATAAGATCGAGGAAGTAACGGGCATGAAAATCTTCCATGTGGACTAAATAACCTTTTAAGACTTAAATGTTATGAATACAAAGATTATTGCGAGAGTGAACAATGTAGATATCTTATCTACGGGTGACGAACCATTTGTGGCAATCAGACCCATTTGTGAAGCATTTGGGATTGATCCGGAAGGACAAAGGCAACGGATAGAACGGGATGAAATACTCGGTCCAACCGCCTGTATGATAAAGGCGGTTGCCGCCGACGGAAAAGATCGTGAAATGTATGCTATCCCTTACTGTTATGTTTTTCGGCTGGCTGTTTTCCATTGATATTTCAAGAGTAAATGAAAGCGTAAAAGCGTCGGTTCTGGAATATAAACTTGCATGTTACAAGGCTTTGTTTGCACATTTCACGGAGCCGCAAACCTTCCTGAAACAAAAACAAACCGTTATCAAGCAGAAAGTGACGGAGTACCAGGAGTGCCAGCGTCTTTTTAAAGACGCCCAAAAGTTGATGAACGAAGCTAAGACGGAATTAAACCAGGTAATGAAAATAACGATCGATGACTGGCGGGCTAATAATTGCCAGTTGGATTTACCTTTTGTTTCCGATGAAATGGATGATTGATTTAGAAGCTGATAATAAATAACCGGGCGGCTTTTTCCGCTCCATATAATAACCGCCGGAGTGTGGAGATAACCCCGAAGGGCGAAAGCGGGTGTTATTGGTAGTTCGATACTATCCTCCGGCACAAATAAAGATAGAAAGGAACATTATGGCAGATGAAGAATATCTCTGTATTAATTGTGCTAAAAAGATAGAATGTTATGGACCTGACATCAAATTAGAAGAACCTGATTTATGTATTCCTATAAGTTGTATAGATTATCAAGATATAGAAGAAAAATTTAATGTATAACAATATAAGGATGAAATCAACAATTACCACCCCTGATGAATTAACCACGCTACGAATAGAAGGCAGTAGTGGAACCTATAAAATATTCAGTAGCTTCCGCCCCATGGAATCCCCTGCGTTCGTGGATGCGGTAGACAGGAAGTATAATCTGGCGGAGATAAAGAATCTTTCCGGCGGAAAAGGTTATTTTCTGGTACACTTGAACAAGAAGCAACAGGAAACCATACAGGAGGATTTAAACGCTATCCTTTGCGATAGTGTGCCGTGTCTTCTGTAAACTAAGACAATTTTAGCGAAATGCCATGAACGAAGACAGACGTCTTAAGAAACCTACGTTATCAGATGCGGAAGAAAGGTTACCGGTTTGATACAAAGAACCTGGTGGCCATTATGCCTTCACATGACAAACGCTCTCTTCTCCAGGAAAAGAGATTAATCAAATTCGGTTTTTCAATTCAGTATAACATGTTTGAACAATGAAAGATAAAAATTTAAAATACATCGCCCACGCTATTATCGTGGTTGCCTTTATGGGACTGATTGCCTTTGTCATTTATTATACGGGTAAAATCGCTTTTCTTTGGCTGTTATTATTCGTTTTCCTGTATCAACCTTGGGGAGACTTGAAAACAAAACAGGAGAAAAACAACGAAGAATAAGTAACTATGTAACTTTATAACGATGATAAAGGCAGAAGACATCTACAAAGTAACCAACAACGGGCTGGATATAATTCTACATTATTATCCGCAAGCCCGGGATTGTGTCGGAACCAACCGCCATTTCAAACGCCGGCCGTCAGAGGACGATGCGTCGGCCTGTATCAAATTGTTCGGAAAGGAAGGTTCCCAGCAGGTTTATAAGGTAACGGATTTCGGCGATACCGGAACGGCTCAAAGCCCCGTCGATATCTGCATGTATGAGGAAGGCCTCCGGTTTAACGAGGCTATTCTTAAACTTGCATCCATGTACAACGTAACCGACGAACTCAACCGTAACGTAAACAAGCCGGACATCCGTAAGGTTCCGGCCTCCCAAGATCAGAAAGACGGTACTAAAATTTTCGAGCTTGCCGATCATCTCGCCCCGGATCAGTTACGCATACTCGGCCCCCGTGTCACCCAGGAGAACGCCGAGGCCCTGCACTGGTATTCGGCCAAATATATAGGGTATGTAAAGAATCGCGAGGTAACCTATAAATACGCGACTGCGACATACCCTATCTTTATGCGCGAATGTCTGGTAAAACCGGCCGAAGGCGACACGCCCGAAGTGAAGTTCTATAAAATATACGAGCCTCTGAATCCGGACAAACAGTGGCGTTTTTCCTACACCCCGGAAGGTGTCAAGCCGAGGGACTATATAAACGGTCTTTCCGAACTGAAGGCCTTATACCGGGAATTTAATTCCAGGGAAGAAGCCGCCTTTAAAAAGAATCCGGCCAATGCAGAAAAGCCTTATAAGGAGCAGAAGCTGCAGGAGGCGTTTATATGTTCCGGAGAGCGCGACGCCCTGTGTGTCAAGTCGCTGGGCTTTTCCCCGATCTGGTTTAATTCGGAAACGTATAAACTTTCCGAACAGGACTACAAGGAGATCATGAAATACGTTGAAATCCTGTATAACATACCCGATATCGACACGACGGGCAGGGTGAAGGGTACGGAACTTGCACTGCGTTTCATTGATATCCACACGATCTGGCTACCGGCCTGGCTTACCACTTACCGGGACCAGCGGGGCAAACCCCGTAAGGACTTCCGGGATTTCATGGAATTAAGAAGCAAGAACGAGGATTTCCGTAACCTTATGACGCTTGCCATGCCGGCCAAATTCTGGTATTCTAAGTTTAACGAGAAATCCCGACAATGGGATCACAACATAGATGCGGACTGCCTTCACTACTTTTTGCGTCTTAACGGTTTCTATTCGCTTCATGATGAAAATTCCAGTTCAACGAAATACATCCGTATTACCGGCAATATCGTAAAACTGATCAAGGCAAAGGATATCCGGAAGTTTATCCGCAGTTGGGCCCAGGACAGTTTTTTATCCCGCGATATCAGAAACTTAATTTTGAACAGTCCCAAGCTGTCAGATACGGCCCTGGACAATTTGCAGGAAATAGAACTGGACTTTACCAATTATACCCATAATACGCAGATGTTCTTCTTTCCCGGTTGCAGCATGGAAGTAAGCGGTACCGGTATAAAAGAGCATCCGGCCAACGGCAGCACATTGTCCCACTACGTTTGGGAAGAAAACGTACTGAAACACAAAGTCCGTCTTATGGACGACATGTTTACTATTTCCCGTAAAAAAGACATAGAGGGCAACGATGTTTTTGATATCCGGATAAATGCCGTCCCTTCTAACTTTTTCGGCTATGTAATCAATTCGAGCCGCGTTTACTGGCGTAAGGAACTGGAATATAATTTCGACGAAAAGAGCGTGGGGGAAGCGGAATCCTACCGGGAAAAACATAAATTCGATATCGAGGGGGAAGGTCTCACGGCGGAAGAAGTGGCCGAGCAGAAAAGGAACCTTATCAACAAGATCTTTACTATCGGTTATATGTTGCACCGTTATAAATCCCCTTCGCGTGCCTGGGCACCACAGGCCATGGATAACAAGATCGGTGAAGACGGTGAATGTAACGGGCGTTCGGGCAAATCATTCATGTTCAAAGCCCTTTCCTACTTTATGAAGACTGTCAAGCTTTCCGGCCGTAATCCCAAGTTAATGGATAACCCGCATGTGTTCGACCAGGTAAACCAGCATACCGACTTTATCCTGGTGGATGATTGCGACCGGTATCTTAATACGGGCCTGTTTTACGATATCATCACGTCAGATATGACCGTGAACCCGAAGAACAACCAGTCGTTTACTATACCTTTCGAGGAATCGGCCAAGCTGGGATTTACAACTAATTATGTTCCTATTGATTTTGACCCGTCTACGGAAGCCCGTTTGCTGTACCTGGTATTCTCCGACTACTACCACCAGCGTACGGAAGATAACGACTACCGGGAAACGCGTTCTATCCGGGACGATTTCGGTAAGGATTTGTTTTCCAAGACGTATTCCGAGAACGAGTGGAACGCCGATATAAATTTCTTCTTGCAGTGCTGCCGTTTTTACCTTTCCCTTTGCGAGGAATCTATAAAATTGCTTCCGCCCATGGAAAACATTATCAGGCGTAAATACAAGGCCGATATGGGTAATAACTTTGAGGACTGGGCGAACTCTTATTTCTCTCCGGACAGCGATCACCTGGACAGCTTTATCGTCCGTGAAAAGGCCTTCGCCGATTACAAAAGCTTTTCCGGTGTGAATAAAATCACGATGCAGCGTTTTACAAAGGCCCTCAAAGGCTTTGTGGCCCTTTGCCCTTACATTGACGAACTCAACCCGAAGGACCTTTGTAACTCCCAGGGACGTATCGTACGCAAGGATAACGACGGCAAGGCCGCCGACATGATCTATCTGCGTTCATGCGGCACGGCGGAAACGGCTGCCGGTGGTGGAACGGAACCGGCCGATCCGACACTCATGTTTGTACCTGATGAACGACCGGATGAATGAATAACGCGCATTTGAAATTAAACAGCATGTCCGAGTTTACCGCGCTCTGGAACAGCGGCGAGAGGTTCCGGACTTTCGCCGAACAGGTTTACCGCTATCTGGAACGTATGAAACCAGGTACCGTCCTGATGCTGGAACGCTATTCTGGCGAGCAGCTTGAATGGATCATCAAAACGGCCTGTGTTTTTATCCTGGAAGGTGACAATTCCCTGGAGTATGAATTTAACGAAGACTATACGGCCGTCGTGCACCGCCATGTGGACCCGGATGTTAAGAAATGGATTTTAAGCAGGTGCAAACATCGCGTATAAGGCGGACCGTAGCCGGTATAAAATACGAAAAGAGGGACCAGATACGAAAGTGTCGGCCCCTCTTTTCGTATGGAAACAGATGCGTCCTGCCCGGCTTCCCTCCCCATACCCCACCTCTATTTCATACAAAATTTTAGTAACCTTGTAACCTTTGTTTGTTTGAAAGAAAAAAGTCTGAAAATCAAATGAATAAATAGGAAATAGAGGTTACGAAGTTGCAGTTACAAAACAGTTACAAACTTTTCCGGTTTGTAACACCGGCCTTTTTATCTTCTACCGGTAAGCCCGGTTACAAACTGTTTTCCGGCCATTTTTTTGTAACGGAAATTAGTAACGTTGCTAAGTTGCTAAGATACAGTAATTTATCTTTTCCGGTTGCCCGGTTACGAAATTACAAAAATTTAGTACCGGATTATATCAGCACAGCCCGGCGGAGAAAATGCCGGGCGTGTGGCAGCAGGAAAAAAGTGTATTATAATTATTCTCCCGGAGTATATTTATCAAAATGGCGGTCGAAAGCCTACATTTTCCCGTAAATGGCAGAACAACAGTCCATAAAGGAATATCTTTGCCTTTAAAAAGGAATGTTATTGCTATGATTACCACCCGAATACAGATTGAATCCTACCTGGCCGAATACGTCCGGGGCAAATATTACGACGAAACGGTCGGTACCGTCCGTTTTCCTTCCTCGTCCGATATCTATGTGACCGTTTACGATCTCATGGAGAAACGGCCGGTAAATTGTCCGGCTGACCGTGGCAACCTGGAGTTTATGCTGCCTGACCGCCGGGAGGCCAATTTTGCCGGCGGCAAGTCTCCGGAACAGTTCAATTACATTTCCGTACGCGGTACCGCCATTCTTGAAAAGCGTCTGCGTGCCCTGATGTGGGCCGAGCTGCACGAACTCATGGACGAAAACAAGCACCTGCGCGGAATCGAGTTTAAAGAAACCGTTTTCACCTTCCTGAAAAAGTATGATATCTCTTCCATTCAGGAAGACGGGTTGCTGAAAAACTACCAGCGGTGGCGGGACAGTTTCAGGCGCAAGAAAAAAAGGGCCTATAACCGAAAAAAAGTGTAAAAAAGCAAGTTATTTTTTACCTACCAATTGTATCTGTTTGTCCTTTTTTGTCCGGTTTTTGGCTGAAAAACGTCTGAAAAATGCTGAATATTTGATTATCAATACTTTATATCTGTAATTATGTCAAAAAAGTTAATATCCGCTGCGCATAGTCTGCAACTGGTTCCCGTTTACAACATTATTCATTTCGGCGTGGTGCGTTCGAAAGCTGTTCTCCGCTCTATCGGCAAACCTGATATTCTTATGATCGTACCGGGAACTTTAAAGCCGGGTGACACCAGAAACGAAGACGTCTATACTAAAAAACATACCTTCAAACTTGCCGGCGTGTCGCAAAGTAAGACGCTTTACCTGGCAAATCTGCAAGCGATACCCTTTGTCGCTCTCTATACTGACGAAACCGGTAATACCCGTGTTTCCGGCTCCCCCGATTATCCGCTTGCCTTTTCTTTTGAGATCGGCAGTGGCCTTTATGACTGCACCCTGTCCGGTACTGGTCCGGACGTTGATGCGTTCCTTTAGGCTCTCTTTCAGTCCTTCTTCGCCTTTCATATAGGTGTTTTCTTTGTCGTAAAAAAAGAGAACGTGGACAAAATACAGGAGATTTTTACAGCCCCTTGGGCAATCGCTGATAATGATTATTACCGGTTGCTTTCTTTACTTGTGCCGTGTGTTGCAGCCGGCAACCTGGATGCGATCGAAAAACGGCTCGACAATAATAAAATAACCGCCTACGCCACTACGCCTTACCTTGCTGACCGGTGGGAATTGGACGACGACACCCTGCCTGTTGACAGCGTGGCCGTCATAATCCTGGAAGGTACCTTGTATTCCTGGGAGACTTACCGCCTGGAAAAGCAGCTCCGTGATATTTCCGATAATCCTAAGATTTGCGGCGCGGTCCTGTGGATCAACGGTCCGGGCGGCATGGTTGCGCATGTGGACCTGGCAGCTAAAATGATCGCCGAATCTTCCAAACCTATAGCTACCTACGTGGCCGGTACCATGGGTAGTGCCCATTTCTGGCTGGGAACCGCCGCCGGCAGAACCTTTATCGCTTCCCCTATGTGTGAAGTCGGTTCCGTCGGTATCATGCTTACTTACCAATCCTTTAAGAACTATTTCAAGAAACAGGGCATTGATTACCGGGAAATCTATCCGGATAGTGCCGATCTGAAAAACTATGAAACCCGCGCGATTGAAGATGACAACAACGAAGAACCTATAAAGCAACGTCTGGCGGTCATGCACCGTATTTTCTGCGATGCGATCAGTCGGAATCTGGGTATTGCCTACGATCCGGAACTTCCCCTTTTCCGGGGACAGATATTCACCGGGGACGTAGCCGTGGCAAACGGTTATATCGATCAGTTCGGTACGCTGGAAGACGCTGTAAAGTGGGTGCTGGCACAGGCTACCGTCAGAAAAGTAAATGAGATGTATAACATATAGTATTAACTTTAAAATTTTGTATATATGAAATTGGATTTTAAGAGTTTATCCGCTGTCATTCTGGGCGTGTTGGGCCTGTCGGAATGGAGCAAGGTAGAGGATAAGAACTCTATCACGGCCGAGGAAATGACAAAACTGAAAAATTACGGTTTTTCTGATAAGTTCCTCACGGACTTTAAAGCATCCCTCGAGAACGACTTCCAGGACGAAGCCGGAACCGGGAATGAGGGAGAGGGAAACGAAGAACCTACCACTACCGCTTTCCTTCGCGGTTTGTTGGGTGATACTGCGGCCCGTCTGGCACAGGCACAGGAACAGCTTGAAGCCTTGCAGACGCAACAGCGTGACGAAAACCGGAACAATACCTCGCTGATTGCCAAGAAGGATGCCGAGATAACGAAGCTATCCGGTATTATCGCTCAACTTTCGGCTGCTGCGGAAGATGATCCGGGCAAAGGGAAGCAGCACAACGCCCAGGCAGACGGTAAGGGGAAATTCAATCTCCAAGACGAAAAGCAGCTGGGAGGCTTGCAGGGTGAAATGTTCTCACTGGACCGCCCGTATAACCTTCGTGCCAAAGCTGCGTTAATGGAGGCTGCCGGTTTTGAAATGATCGCTCTTCCAAAAGCCAGTTCGATTGACTACAGCCGTTTGAAGGAGGACCTCGGGGCCTTTTACCGTATTCCCTGGCAACAGCGTTTGCAGTCGTTTTTAATGGAACTTCCTTCCATTGAAAGTATTTTCCCGCTTGAATCCGGTTATCAGGATTTGGCTACGCTGGTTAATATCTGGCTGGGCGAGTTCTCACAGGCCGGTAATGAGGAATCCGATTTCGATAAGGTGACTAAAGGTTCCTACGAGTTCGACGATGAAACCCTGCGCATGTTCAACGTGATGTTTGCACACCGTTTCAAAAATTTAAAAGCCCTGGAGAAAACATGGATTGGCACTTTGAACAAGGAAGGTTCAAACCCTATCAAGTGGTCTTTTATCGAGTACATCCTGGCCGAAACCGCCAAGAAGTTGCATAACGAGCGCGAGCAACGCCGTATTAACGGAATCCGTAAGGACCCGAATCTGAACGAACCGGGCAAAGCACTTGCTGCAGCTGACGGCCTGTATGAGTTCCTGAATAAAAAAGTGAACGGACATACCGATATCAATAACGGAAAGTTCGTTTACCAGATCAAACCATTCGAGCTGGGAGAACTTACCGAAGCAAACATCGGTGAAAAGGTATACAAGGGTACTTCCATGATCCCGGCGGTTCTTCGTGACAGCGGTAACCTGGCACTTTATATGCCTTCGCACTTTATTGTATTGTATCATAAATACAATGAACTGCATTACGGACAGAACCAGGATTACAAGGCTAATATCATGTATGTAAAGGAATATCCGGCGGTGAAGATTATTCCGGTTCCCAATGCTGACAACCACCACCGTATCTTCTGGACGTTTGAAGGCAACATTAAAACCTACGAGGACAAGCCGGGTGAAATGACGGCTTTCAACCTGGAGCAGGAAGACTGGAGCCTGAAAGTATGGAGTAACTGGCGTGAAAGTATCTGGGCTATTGCCGTGGGATTCAAGTACACCAAGAAGGAAGATATGGACTATAACCGTCAGATGATCTTCTGTAATGAGTATGACCGCCCGGCGTCTTACTTTGTGGACGCTGACAAGGACAAGAACCCGTCGGCCAAGCTTCATACCTCCATTGTTACCGTAGCCAATACATCCGAATTTGCCATTACCGATATTGCAGACGCGCCGGTAGGTGCGGTTATTTCCCTGAAATGCGGAAGCGTGGATAAGGGTGTCAAGATTGATAAAAGCGGCAAATTTGACCTTATTTCCGCTGCCTGGCAGCCGGGTAAGGGGGATGTGATTAAACTGATGAAACGTACCGACGGTAAATTTATCGAGATCGGCCGTGAAAACACTTCTTCGGATGCGTTGCAGTTTGCTCCGGATGAAACGACACCTTCCCTGCTTGACGGTGAGGTGTTTGTTACCGGTAAGAATACAAAAGCGACGACAATCACCAACTTTACCGGTGCGGAAACCGGTATTGTTTACACTATTTACGGAAGCAATGCTGCAAATACTACTTCCATTCCCAACAGTGGAAATTTTGTCCTGACTGCTGGCATCACGCTTTCCGAAGGTAAGTTCATCAAACTGACGAAAGCCGCTGACGGCAAATTCTACGAAGTGGCAAGAGGCTAAATTTCATTGGAAGAGATACTTTATCCCTTCCATTTTATAACCCTATAAATGATTAAGTTATGACATACGTAAAAGCAAGCGTAAGAAGACCGGCCGGCAACCCGGGTAATGGTATTCAGCCCAAGGATCAGCTCGTAATCTACGACGTTGACGATATTCTTTCTTTTCCGCAGAGAAACGAGGCCGGGGTGGTTATTGAGGATGATATCGTAATGAAGGAGGGACGTTATGCGATTGGCATTTACCTGACACCCGGCACCGCTGAAATCAGTTCCAACAGCGACGGGGAAACCGATGCCGAAGGTTATACTCCTTCCATTAAGTTCAATCATCCCGGTAACCAGCAGGAAATCCGTGAGTTTAAAACAAACTGGCTTACCAAGAAATGTATCGTTGTGCTCCGCTATTGTAGCGGAAAGCCTGCCGATCTGATCGGAACACCCTGTAATCCGTGTAAGTTATCCGTTTCTTATACCGGTTCCAATGAATCGAATACGAACGAGCTTACTTTCACCCAGATCAGCAAGGGGGATGATATCGCCATTTACCAAGGTACCGATACCCTGGAAGAGCCGGTGGCTGTGGTGGAGGCCAAAGCCACGGATATAACTTACCAGACAGACGGGCAATACCAGCTTTCCGCAGGCGAGGCTAAAATAGCCGGTGTTACCGGTGGAAGCCATGGATCGGTAATTACCCTTATGGGATGTTCGGGTGTTGCGCCAACAGTAGAAAAAGGCGGTAATTTCCTTCTGAAAAACGGTAAGACGTTTACCGCTTCCGAAGGTGCCCAACTGACGTTGCGGGCGTTTAACGACGGTTCGGAGCCTTTGAAATGGATTGAACAGAGCCGTTATGAACCGTAAGTAAACGGCTTTCATGTAATTCAAAGGGTGACCGGTAGCACATGCCCGGCCACCCTTTGTCCTTTTTGGGGTAATTGCCCCTTTTTTCCTTTGTATCATCAAATTTTATATAGTATGAAACAGGAAATTATTATCTATCTGGCCGGTCCGCGTAACTTTATCCAGGGCGTGGAACTGTACGAGAAATACGGTATCAACCGTATGTTAAAAAAGTCATTCCGCCGGCAAGGAGAAACGGAAACGATGAAGGCCATTCTTTTAGAGGAACTACGGAAGCTGGCCGGGCTTTCCGAACGTGAATTTAAGACGATCCGGCGCAACTCCAAACAGCCGGCCGCGGTAAAAATGGAACCCGCCCGGGAGGAAACATCCAAAACGCCGGTAAAATACAGCGATGATTTGCTGCTGGAACTTGCCGAATCTTTCGGCGTCAGCGTGGAAGAACTCGTTTCGTCTGATTTCCGGGATAAGGTTCTTTCCATGGATGAAAATGCCGACCGTGTGGAAGAACTGGAAGAGGAACTGAATCAGGCGGAGAAACGATATAAGGCAGCTCCGGAAACCGTAACCAAAATGATACGTTTCCGCGAGAAATTTACCTTCCTGAACTCTCCGGATTGTCCCGACATTCTGAAAATACTTGTTTCCGACATGTTCACCGCATACGGGAAGTATAAGGAGGCTTTCGCCCGCCTGGAAGCTACGCCGGATGATGTCAGTTCACTTTCTACAGCACAGGAAGCGCAGGCGGTTGTGGAAAACTTCATCGCTAACCGCGAGATGTGGGACGAACTGGAATATTACCGGGAAAACGGAAAGATTCTGGGTAAATGTGAGAAGGTAAAAAGTTTGTCCGTCCGTAAAGGCGTCGAGAACCTTTCGGATATCGACATACAAAAGGCACTGAATAACGCCCGCGCCAACCTTTCAAAGAATAAGGCGAAACTGGAACAGGCCGGGGATGATGAGAAGAAGAAAGCGAGTGCCCTTGCATTGATCCAAAAGTGGGAAACTACACAGAAGGCCATAGAGGAAGAAATCGAGGCGCGAAAAAAAAAGTAATTGAACTTATTGCCAGTCTGACAGGGAAACGGCAACGGATCACAAAGAACCTGGGCCGTTTCTCTCACCCTTGCGACCGTTCGGAGCTGGGGCACCAGCTCAAAACATTAACCCTCCGGATAGAAAAAGAAGAAAGCCGGCTTAAACAACTTTCCAATGATAACAAATAAAGTTTATAACGAGGACTGCCTGGAGGCGTTGAAACGTGTTCCGGACAAATCCGTAGATTGTATAATAACCGATCCGCCTTATTTCCTGGGAATGACACACAACGGGCAGAAAGGCAGCTTTAAAGATTTGTCTATCTGTAAACCCTTTTACCGGGATTTGTTCCTGGAGTTTAACCGGGTAAAGACAACCGGTGCTTGTGTGTACTTTTTTACGGACTGGCGCGGATATGCTTTCTATTATCCGTTGTTTGACTTGTATTTAGGCGCGTCAAACATGATCGTCTGGAACAAACAGTCGGGCCCGGGTAATCATTACGCCTTTATACACGAACTTATTTTGTTTCATTGCGGAAAGGGTGTTTCTATCGGTGCCACAAACATAATAGATAATATCCGGTCTTTTGCGTCCGGTGCGAAACTGGTAGAAGGTGAAAAGGTGCATCCCACACAGAAACCGGTGGCGTTGATCCGTAAACTGATTGAAGACAGTACAAAGCCCGGCGATCTGATCCTGGACACTTTCGGCGGTTCCGGTACTACAGCGGTGGCAGCCATTGAAAGCGGCCGGAACTTTGTATTAATGGAACAGGACGAAATTTATTATTTCACGGCACAGAAACGAATAAAAGATGCGTATGAACGATTTAACGGTGGTGGATAGTATTTACCTGGATGCGCAGCAAAAAGAGGATGTACGGCGTTTGTCTTCTTTAGGGTATTCGCCGAAAGACATAGCCGTTTCCCTGGGGCTTTCTCCGGAGGATGCCGGGCTTTTTGTCCGGGATGCGGAAACGGCGGGAACTTCCGTTAACTTCCTGATCCGGGAAGGGATTCTGGTAGCACGTGCCGCCCCTGAAATAAAACTCCATGAAGCGGCGGAAGGCGGAAACGTGGAAGCTATAAAACAGCTGGAGGCCGTACGGAAAAGACATACTTTTGAACGTTTAATCGAGCAAATGGATGACGACGAATTTAATTAAGCCCTCACGAATAGACTTTGACAAGGTGGATATCAACCAGATTCAAAGGATTCTTTCTACCGGTACGCTGGAAGCCCTCGCGCCTGATGAAAGGGAATATTACAGCCTTATGGAAATGGTACGGGGCCTTCGTGCCCGTATGCGTATAAATGGTAAGTTGGTGACAAAGGCCGGTATCATCCGCCTTTTGAAGTCGGAACCTTACGGGCTTTCGGACTGGATGGCCCGCCAGGTGTATGCCGACAGTCTCAATTTCTTTTATACGCAGGATAACGTACGCCCGCAGGCTTTCGCTAACCTGTATGCGGAAAAGGCCGAAAACTGGGCGAATACTGTTTTTCTTATGGGAAATGTGAAAGAGGCTAAGAACCTGCTGAAACTGGCGGCGGAACTTCGCGGATGTTATAAGGATCAACAGGCCGAAATACCGGAGGAACTGCTTGCACAGAAAAGTACGGTTATTTATACTACCAGCCGTAAGGATCTGGGTGTTCCTGAAATCGACCGTAAAGAACTGGAAGAGTTTATCGACGCGATACCGGAAATTCCTGTTATCGTGCGTGAGAACATAAAAGAGGATGCGCGTATTAAAGCTTTTGACCTGAAAAAACGTATGTTGTATGATATCAAAGAGTTCGGGGAAGATAACGAAGGTGAGTAACGCCGATGATGTGGAAATCAAATACGGCCATATAATCCAGGTTCTGACGGACTGGATCGATACTACTATCCTTGTATCTGTTGACGGGCGCGGTACGGCCAAATCGACCGTTATACAAGCCAGGCGTTCCGCCCGGTGTGTGGAAGAAATGCCCGGCGGTGCGTTCGCTTTTGTTGCCAATACCTACAGTAACCTGGAAGATAATATAATGCCGGCCGTTCAGAAGGGCTGGCAGCTTATGGGCCTGATCGAAGGGGTACACTATGTAAAAGATACCCGCCCGCCTGAATCCTGGCGGCGTAAATGTTCGGTTATCGTGGATGATTACAAGCATGTTTACAGCTTCTGGAACGGATGCGTTATTTTCATGGGATCACTGGATAACCCTTCGCTGCTTGCCGGAAAGTCTGTAATACATCTGTTTTATGATGAAGCGAAGTACGACAAGGAAATGAAAGTAAACCGCGCTATGCCTATTCTTCGCGGTGATGCGATCACTTACGGACATTCCCATTTATTCCTGGGAATAACCATTACTACCGATATGCCGGATATCGACGAAAACGAGTACGACTGGTTTTTCCGGTATGTCAAGCAAATGGACCCGGAACGGATCATTAAAATAGTACAGGCGGCAAGTATGCGTAATGAACTGGTAATTTCTCTGTTAAAAGAAGAAAGAAAAAATAAGCCTTCCCCCTTGAAGCTGAAACGTTTGAAACGGGATATTGAATATTACGACCGGGCTTTGTTGAAGTTGAGAAAAGGACAAACGTTCTTTCTTAACGCTTCTTCATTCGCTAATGTTGAGATACTTACGATAGAGTATTTAAAGCGTATGTATAATGGAACAATGGAGCTTCACGAATTTAAAAAGTCGGTGGTGGGTATGCGTCCCGGTCTTCGCAGGGATTTACGTTTCTATGTGTTGTTTGGTGAAGGACATAAGTATTATAACGGTACCGCGTCCGGGGAAGCCGCTTACAGCTCGCGGGAACTCCAGTACCTGCACCATGATAAAACGATTGAAGGCGGTATGGACTTCGGTAATATGCTTTCTTTGGTGATCGGTCAGGCGGACGGTGCTTATTACCGGGTACATAAGAACTTTTTTGAGATACCGCCGGGCTGGTTCCGGGAGATCGCCGACCAGTTCCTCACTTTCTTCCAGAACCACGAATACAAAGAACTGGATTTGTACTATGACCGTGCAGGTAATAACTTTGAGAAACAGAAGGAGGATTACGCGGGTAAGATCAAAGACGCCATAGAAAAAGACGGCAGCGGGAACCGTACCGGCTGGATCGTAAACCTAAAGAGCCGTAAACAGGCAGTTATCCGGCAGGATGCGGAATACGACTTCATGCAGGAGATTATGGGCGGTACCAACAAGAACCTACCTATTCTGCTGGTTGATGCGGTGAACTGTAAAGAAATGGTTAGTTCCGTAGAAAAGGCAAAGGCTGAAATCAAATACCGGGGTAACTCTAAAGTAGTGTTCAAAGTGAAGAAGTCCGAAAAGCTGGCACCGAAAAAACTACCGATGTTATCCACCAATTTCTCCGACGCTTTCAAATACTTACTGATGCGCCCCGGCTGGATAGCTTTAGTACGAGGCAAGCGGACGCTGCAGGCCGACTCGTTTGTAGATCAATGGATAGAGAACAGGCATAAAAGGTAATTGCCTTGTAACGCTGGAAAATCGGTTTTCCGGCGTTTTTTGTGTTACCAGGTTACGGGTACCCCCTCCCCAGAGGTCATATTTCACCTTTTAGGGGGAGGGCAACTGCTTTCCGACTTCTGAGCGGCTCGGTCTTCGGAAGGTGTCATTTTTTTAGTTTTTGAAATTTTCTTCGGTTTTTGACTGTTTTTCAGTTGTTTATCTACATTTAGACCAAAATTTTACGCGAAAAAGTGTGTGTTTTATGCGTTTTTACTCGTTTTTTGTACGTTTTTGGGTGAATTGCCTTGTATTTTAGGTGGTTGCCTTGCATTTTTTGGGTAGATTCTTAGTATATTCGCTGACAAATAAGTTTAGTTATGGAGCGAAAAGAAACCCCGATAGATAATATAAAAAGTTCTATTATGACCTGTTTATATTGTTGTCTTGAACCTTTTTCCTTGAATAGTGGCTTTGTAAAAGCTCTAGCAACAGGTTATCCGGTTGAATTTGGAAAAATAGCACTCAACCAGCTATTATTAGAAGGGCTGGTAAGAGAACAATCCGGGAAGCTTTCGTTAACTTCCAAAGGCTATAAGGTAATCAAGAAGTATGGAAATTATCATGAATATCTTCGTGCTTTGAGAAAACGGCAATTTGGTAAAATAAGGGATAAAAAACAGGATTCGAGAGTAAAGGAATCAACGATACTATCAAATTATCTAAACGCTACGAGCGTAATATGTAGTATTATGGCGTTTATAGTAGGAGTGCTATCAGCAGCCCCTATAAAAAGGATATTAGCATGGTTATTATCAGATGTTTAATCTTTAATTTACATAATAACAACTAAGGCTTATCACATTATTTTTTTTGATAGGGCTTTTGTATAAATATATATTTTTAAGTATTTTTGCAACCGTCAAAATCACACTAAATATAACCGTCAGAACTTACGGGTGGTACAGACGAAAGTGTACACTAATTTTAAGTTACTGATATGAAGAAATTATTATTAACTACCGTGTTGGCTATTTTAGTAATAGCAGCTACAGCACAAGAACCGCGAAAAACGTTTTGTGAAATTATTGGTACAGGTAAAGTTTTAAGTTCTAAAGTCAAAATACAAATAGACTTCGGGCAAAAAACATCTTATTTCGGGAAATACAAAACGTTTATGGTAGATGAATCCGGGAAAGAAATTGAATTTAATTCTATGGTAGACGCCATGAATTATTTAGCAAAATTTAGGTGGAAATTTGAGCAGGCATACGTTGTTACAAATGAAAATACGAATCAAAATATATATCATTGGTTATTAAGTAAAGATATAGTTTCTGATGATGAAATACGAGAAGGGATTATAACACAAAAAGATTTTGAAGACATGGAGAAAGCGGTCATGGAAGACAAAGAGAATTATAATGAAAAGGTAGAAAAGAAAATTCCTTTATTTATGCGAAATATAAAAAAGGAAAGTGATAAAGAGAATAAAGCTCAAAAGAGATATGAACCATAAGAATAGATTAACGCTCGCCAATTCTGGCGGGCGTTTTTGTTACGAAGTAACGAATCGCCTTGTCTACAAACTTTCTTTTTACATAAACTTTAATTAACGTTTTTTTTTTTTTGTTCAGAATTTAATGCCGACATTTGCCCCTGTCAAAGTTAACACCGCTGATGCGGTCCGGTGAGTCTCGGTTATTGGCTCGAAAAAATAAAGGGGTTCTTTTCTACCCCGTTTAGTGTTGTTTATATAAGGCGGTTGCCTTTCCCTAAACTTATAACCCGATCTTCGGACGGTTTGCGGTGTTAATTTTGACGAATTAGGGGAAATGGTAACCGCCTTTCCCATGTAAAATAGTCAAAATTAACACCGTTATGGAAAAAGAATTTCAATCCGGCACAAGCTACGTGCCCTCGTTCCGTACTGGTAGCACGGACGTAAACACAATCCAACATCGTTATTTTCAGGAGCTGGAAAAAGAGTGTTCCATAAACTCGGCTTCTGATGCTTATTATTTATCTGCTATCGCCTGGTTCTGTCTTACTTTTATCTTCCCACCGGCTGTTATCGGTGCGGCTATTTGTGTGTACCGGGCAAAGAAATTACAGAAAGGAGGCCGAAAATGATATCTTATTTTATTAAGCTTACCGAATATAAGCCACAGAATCGAAAATGTGCTGAAATGACAGAGTTTGCAAACCAGTTTGGTAATACGCTTTGCCCTGATGAAATTTCCTTTGATGCTTTTAAAACTGAACTGGAAGCAAAGGTAAAGGAGCTGAACGAGAAATACCCTAAAACAATGCCGCTGAAAATATCTTCCGGTAGCGGGTTTATTCACATAGACCAGGACACTAAAACACATAATAACGGCTGTGATAAGCCTGTAGCCTATTTTTCCATTTACCGGGTTAAAGGAATATATAGGTTTTCAGAGCGTCCCCAGATAGAAAAGAAAGGAGGTGCTAAATGATATATACTGAATATCAACAGGTCTTACTTACTCAATTACAAAACAATGAAAAAAGGATTGAGGAAATAAAGAAAGAGCAGGAAGAAATTCAAGGGATGTTTTTACAAGAAAGTCGATTTAAACCGGATGATCTGGTACAGATTGATTATAAAATAAGCAATGCTACTTTTAAAGTTCGTGGCTGGATTTCTCAGATTACATTTTGGAGGAATTGCCCGTATTATCACCTGAATTTACCCAAGAAAGACGGCTCCCGCGGATTAAGGGTTAAAAGTATATGCGACGGGGTACTGGAAAATATAACAAGTATTTCACATGTTAAATTAGAAGACTTAAAAGGAGGTGCCAAATGAATACAAATAATCCTGATATTCTATTTTTCGTTAGACGTGAATACGGTACACCTTCCATTGAATTAAGAGCCTATAAGGTGGAGAAGGTAAACGAAGAATTTGCTTTCCTCGAACTTGAACGTTTGCGGTTAGTTGTTTTCTCCGGTGATTTTCAGTCCGTATCACTTCATCACGAGTACGGTAAAAACAACTGTTTGTATAATAGTGCTAATAATATACCGGATTTGATGAAAGACATGAAGAGGTGGCAGTTGTCGCCCATTGATAGACGTAATTACGAACGATTCAGAAAAGTCGCCCTCGGAATATACCGGCAGGCCGGAATTATTGATTTTACTACCTTAGAGACTACACCGATTAAAAACGTTTAAAGAAAGAATTAGTATGAAAGATATAGAAGTAAACGGCGCACATATCACAGATGAAAGCGCCGAGATTTTGAAACTGTGGCAAGTTAAGACGGAACCGGTGTCCGCTTGCTATATCGAAGTTATTGAGGACCTAATCGATTTTCTAATAGAGAAAGGAGATGAAAGTACACCAACAAATGAAGTGTTAAGGAGGATTCAATTATTACGCATGATGAAAAAAGACATCGAAAAGTTGTCTAATCCTTAATATGAATAATTTAGCATACCTGTTGAAAAAGGTATCCGTTAAGTTTAAGTTCCAGGTTAGGGGTTGTTTGTGCCGGGGTGGTTCCCGGCACTTTTTTATGTCCTTTTCTTCTCGTCTCTTTCTTCTCACTTTTGTAGAGACAATAAAAATCAGAAATATGACAGAAACGATAATCACGGCGGTTGTAACCGCTTTTTGTACGGGTGGTTTGACCTGGTTATTCACTCTCCGCTATACCCGTAAACAGGCGGAAGCGGATGCCATGAAGTCAGTCCAAGAGGTTTACCAGAAGCTGATCGAGGATTTGAAGAGTGACAGGCAGGATTTAAAGAAGCGTTTTGATGAACTGGATAACAAATACAAGGAGGTCCTACATAAATGTAATGAAATGGAAAAAGCAATCCGACAGAACTCCCGTGTAATGGATACTATGAAACCGTTTCTTTGTGGCGTGAAAGGTTGTCTTCAGCGCAAATCTATCACTTTTGACTATAATAACTAAAATCAATTATGAAACATGGAATCTTACACTTATTTATTTTTATTTGTCTTTCAGCTTGTTTTTGCAGTTGCCGCTCTCATCGTTCTGTTACACGTGAGACGGTTACGTCATCAACTGGAGAAGAAAAACAGACAACTATTGACGGAGTTACAGGAGTTACGCGGACAGATTCAGTCGATGAAAGACACGTACTCCAGATTTACCGGGAAGATAGTATGTATGTGCGAATCAACTACGACAGTTGCGGACGAATTAAAGAAATTGGTTTCAGCAACCGAAAAACTGAAAAACGCGCTGGAGAACATCAAAGCCAATCCTATCGGGATCATAAGGAAACTACCAGCCGGCATGAAACAGCCGTTACCCGTACATCCGACTTTAAGCAACAAAGCCAGGAAAAAGAAAAGACTGCAAACGGGTGTAGCTTATGGACGTTCCTAAAATTCATGTTTTTCTTTCTATCCTTCTGCCTGGTACATGATAACTGGGCCAGTATTAAAAACTTTATTCGCCGACTATGGAACAAATAAACCTTTATGTAGCGGTAGAACAGATGAAGCAAATTACCATTGCCGGGGGAACTTTTTCTATCAAGTTCCGGAAATGGAACCGGCAGACACGGGACGGCGGCGACATGGTGATACTCACGGCCGCCCGTTTGAGGAAAAAGGCGACGGATGAAAGCATCGAAAATTCAAGCTATAAACTATTTCTGACGGACACCACAACAGGCCGGCCGCTGAATTGCTGGGAATGTCTGGTAATGGAGTTCAACGGGAAAAGAATAACGATTTAAGTAGTATGGAAATAAGACGAAGTGGCAACTTTGGAATTATAGATACCGGCAGTGACAAGGGTTTGATCTCTTTTTCTATCGGTGGCCGTGGTAAAGGTTGGGAACCTTCCGGCATCCTGTTAAACCGGCGGGGGGCTTTCTTTTCGCGGAAGATCAGCGTAAACGGTACCTTTATCGTTCCCATGGGTGATAATAACGATATGCCGGGCGAGGTCATGCGTTTACTGGATAAATTCTACGCCGGTGAAGGTATTATGGGTAAAATAGCCGGTTTACAGTGGGGAGAAGGTCCGCGGCTGTATGAGGATGCAATCGACGAGGAGAATAACCTTTTTTACCGGCGTTGGAAACTCGATCCGGAAATAACCGCCGACCTGGAGTCGTGGGATTACACGACGGTTCTTCACCGCTCACTCGTAGACTTAACACACATGCAGGGCTTTTTTATAAAGTTTGTCCGGAACCGTGCGCCGCGTGTGGGCAATCCCGGGCGTTTGGTACGGCTGGAACATATTCCCTATCAGAAGGCCCGCCTGGTATATCCTCCCGACGGTGAGGATGAACCGCAGGAAGTGCTTGTGGGCAATTTTCCCTATCCTGATCCGGCTTATACTTACCGTTACCCGGTTTTTGATCCGGCCCACCCGTTCAAATATCCGGTTTCTGTGAAATACTATAATATCTATTCCTTTTGCAAGGATTTCATGAGTACGCCGCGTTTTCTGGGTGCGCTTGACTGGCTGGAGCTTGCCGGCGGCCTGGCCGCTATCCTGATCGCCTATAACGAAAACGCTTCGGCCATTTCCCTGCATATCGAATCTCCGCAGTCTTACTGGGATCGCGCGGAAGCACGTATAAAACAGGTTTGCGAGCGTACGGGTGAGAAATACACGGCCCAGATGCTGGAAGATTTCAAGGACGAAGCTATGGAGAAATTCGCCTCCAACATTACCGGAAGGCAGAACGCCGGGAAATACATGCACACGACTAAATTCTGGAATCCGGAAGCGAATAACTTTGAGGGCTGGACGGTGGAACCGCTGGATAAGAAGATCAAGGATTATGTGGACGCCCAGATTAAGATATCCAATAAGGCGGATGCTGCCGCCACTTCCGGCTTCGGTCTTGATCCGGTACTTTCAAACCTGATTATAGAAAACAAGCTTTCTTCCGGATCGGAGAAGTTATACAGCCTGAAAGTGTATAACGCTTCCGAAACGGCTATTCCGGATATGATCCTTTGTAAACCGTTACAGCAGTATATTAATGCCAACTTTCCGGGTACCGCTACAAAAGTAGGGCTTTATCGTACCATAGTGGAAGCGGAACAGAACGTTTCACCCTCTAACCGTATGAAAGAAAATGCGTAGTCTGTTTTTCACACCAAAACCGGAAGATGTACCGGAAGAACCGGTAAGCGGCCGGAAACCGGAAGAGAACCATGCCGATAACATCCCGGACAGGCATATAAAGGCCTGCCGGACGAAAAACGTTCATTTTGACCGGCGGATAAAATCGGAGCTGCACCTGGAAGAGTGTTTGCCCTGGCATTTTGAGAAAGGGGCGTCTTATCACTGTATCAGTCATGGGGACGTTGACAGCCTTACTTATCTTCGTGTGATCGTGAAGCAACAACCGATAGAATATGTTCTGATTTCTACTTGGTGTATGGCAATTACCGATGTTAAAGAGGTGGAAAAATGGCTGGAAAGAAAAGATATAGGACACGCGGATTTTTATGTAGGTGAAATCTTTCAAGGTTCCTATGCGGATGTTTATTTATACCTGAAAAAGGTGGCGGAACGTTTCGGATCACGTGTCTGTATCTTCCGTAACCATGCTAAAGTAATGGCCGGTTTTGGTAACGCTTTTGATTTTGTAATAGAAAGCTCGGCCAATATAAACACCAATCCACGCACGGAGCAGACCTGTATAACGATAGATACCGGGCTGGCCTGTTTTTATAAGGAGTTCTACGATGAAATAAACAATTTCACGAAAGATTTTGATAATTGGAAACCATATACACTAAAAAGAGATCGAGCAAATGACGAAGTTATTTAATAAAGGCGGTAACGGGGCCGGTGAAATAGTCCGTGTCCTGGGCCTGATAGATAATGATCTTGATTTTACCAAGTGGGAACCTATTATACCGTTGGGGATTCGGGATTTACAGGCTATCATCGGAACGGAACCCATAGACGCAGTAGAAAAGTATTACCGTGAAGATCATGAGGACGTTACGGAACCGGACGGCATGGCGGAAACTTTGCGGCTGATGCAGCAGGCGGTAGCGATGTTTACCTGGTTAAAGGTCATTCCCACTTTGGACGCACAACACGGAACGGCCGGACGTGGCAAACACCTTGGAGAGAATGAAACGGGGATGACCGCCTTACAGGAGTTCAAGGATGAAGAGAATATCCGGAACCTGGCTTATGAAGCCGTAGACGCGTTAGTGGAGCTAATGGACCGCGAAAAGTTTGATTTCTGGATGAACGGCATTAAGAAAAAGGCTATAAACCGGCTTCTAATCCAGAATAAGGAAACGTTCGATGAATATTACAATATCGGCAGTCACCGGCTTTTCCTGGTGCTTATTCCTATGATCCGGGAAGTCCAGGACGGGCAGATAATACCTGTTATCACCCGGGACCGTTATAATCAACTGATTGAAGGCGATACCGTTTTAACGGAGAAATTGCTGGAGTATGTACGCCGCCCGCTTGCACTTCTCACCATAAAAAAGGCCGTTGAACGTTTACCGGTGGAAGTTCTACCCAACGGAATCGTACAGGTACAGCAGAGCACAACCGTACGGGATAAATTGCGGGCGGAAAAAGAGGCCCGGCAATCAGTCGCTAACAGTCTGGAGCAGGATGCAGCGGCTTATCTGGATATATTGCAGGATATCATCCGTGAGCTGGATGCGCAGTCGGAAACAGTAGATTACTATATACCGGGTGTTACCGTACAATCCAAAGGAATAACTTTTTAATATCCGGACATGGAGAAGTTTATATATAATAGTAAGACGGTGGAGGTTCCTTCCTGTCTGGATGAAGTCAGCAGTGAGCAGTACCGGCAGTTTCTTATATTGTCGGTATTGATGAACCGCGGTACGATCAGCCCCGGACAGTTCCGCGTAAAATGGCTTTCTTTCCTTCTGGGCATGAAAGCGGATTACACCCTGTACCGGCGTGAGATCATCCGGGAACTGGACGGCCAACTGGAAAAACTGGACGGCTTTTTCTCTTATACAACCGGTAAGGAGGGCGAGCGGATCGTTACGCCCATTCTGAAAACCGGTCGTAACCTGATGCAGGATTTCGGGGGCTGGCATGGCGTCGGTGACATGCTGAACGGTCTTACTTTCGGTAATTTTTGTGATTGCCTGGATTTGTTGCAGCAAAGCAAGCAGGCGGCGACAGAAAAGGACGATCCGGCTATAAATGAAATCTTCCAGGATATCACGTTACGACTTTACCGGTACAAGGACCCGGAGAAGATACCGGCCGTTCCTTCCTTGCTTGCCATTCATGCGGTAAACTTCTTTTCCTCTGTTTGGGAAATGGTTCTTTCCGGACCGGTTTATATCAGCGGTGAAGCTATCGACTTTCGGATATTGTTCCAAAAGCTGGCACCTGACGACCGGAAGGCGGACGATAAAACCGGCTGGACCGGGATAGTCTTTGAAGTGGCGGCTTCCGGCGTGTTCGGCAATAAGAAAGAGGTGGACGATACGCCCTTCTGGGATGTATTGCTTTATCTGTATAAATGTAAGTTTGAGTATTTACACCAAAAACGTAACAAGAAATGATAACAACAACAGGAACAAAAAACAAGATCAAGAAATTTGAGGGATTACGCCTGAAAGCGTATGTATGTGCTGCGGGAGTGTGTACGATCGGTTACGGTCATACGACCGGTGTAAAACCGGGTGATGTTATCACCGAGGCCCAGGCCGACGCTTTCTTTGAATCGGATATCAGGGCGGTAGAAAATCAGGTGAACGCGCTTCCCCTTCGTTTGGGACAGTACCAGTTTGACGCGATAGTAAGCTTTTGCTTTAATGTAGGTATTGGAAAATTCAAGAAATCAACGCTTTATAAGAAGATCAGGGCGGATGCGTATGATTCATCCATACCGGCAGAGTTTAAAAAGTGGATATACGGGGGCGGTAAGATTCTTCCGGGGCTTGTTACCCGCCGTGAATGGGAGGCGAAACGTTATCAGGGATTGACAATATGATAGATATAAAGGTTTACCGTGAATACTGGGAAGGCGTACAAAAACGTATTCCTGAAATAAAGAAGGTGCTGCCCGTTACCATTGACGAGGAAATGAGTAAGACGATACAGGGACTATCAAAAGAAGAATGTCCGGTGTTATTTATTCTGATCCCGTCGGGAACGGGTGCCAGCCTTTCGGCTGACAATGTGAGGGAAAATAATTTATGCGTTATTTTCCTTATGAGCAAGTACGATCCCCAACGGAAAGGGGCTTATGAGACTATCGAAGAGGTACAGCCGGTTATTGAACGTATCAAACAAATGCTGATAGAAGATTCTGCCACCGGTTGCCCTGTCACTAAGGAACTGGATTTAACCAGCCTTTCCACTCTTCCGGAATCCGGCTTTTACAGGACATTTGCAGGGTGGAGCCTGGCTTTTTCATTTAAAACAAGATGATAATGGATGCTTATGCGTGGTTCTGGTTAGCTATCATAACAGGTATTATTATAATAGGTGCAAATGATGCGTTATGTACCTATTGGAAATATAAATATACCTCAAACAAGAAAAATGAAACTGTTAAGAACAAATCCGGGGAAAGGCACATTATTTCCGGATTTTCAAAAAAATGAATAACTGAATGGCCGAGAATTTTAAAACGGATTTCTTTACCGACCGGATCGGGCGTGGAATACAGGACATATTTCAAGCCCAACTGGATATCGCTACCAAACGGATTTACCAGAAAGGCCGTGAACGTAAGAAGGTACAGGGAACCGGGGAGATCATACAAGGGCGGTCCGGTGCATTAATGGCCGCACTACAGAACCCGAATTATTCGGTCGTTCCGGACGGCGAAGGGGTAATCGCACGTTCTAACCTCCCATTATATACCCGTTTCCTGGATATGAAGAAACACGGTAATTACCAGATTTATAACCGGCAGATATACGGGATTCTGTATCATGATACACTCGGGAAGATTAAATATGAATATCAGGATTATATAAGGGAAAGGGTAAAAGAAATGTTTGCCAATTCGCTAAAATAGATAATAAAATTAATACCTAAATATTTGGAGGTAATGATTTTATTACCTATCTTTGTATCAGTAACCAATAAGACAAAGTTTATGCCTGAAATTTGTAGATTCTTCGGTATTATTATCTTCCTCTATTGGAAAGATCATAATCCACCGCATCTCCATTTTACTTATGGTGATTATGAATGTTCTATTAGCGTATTGGACCGGATTGTAGACGGTCAGGCTCCAGCTAAAGTTATCGCAAAGGTTAATGAATGGATTAATTTGCACGAGGCAGAAATACTTTCTCTCTGGGAGAAGGCTCAAAAAGGAGAAAAAATAGATAAAATAGAACCATTAAAATAAACAGCTTATGTTACGAGTGATAGATGTTGATTATATCAGGAATTACGAGCTTCTTGTTACTTTTAATGACGGGAATAAAAAGCTCGTGAATCTGGAACCTTATCTTACTGGTGAGGTTTTCGGGGAGTTGTTGGATAAGGAAAAATTTGTTCAATATGGTTTAACCCGTGCCACTATTGAATGGGCCAATGGTGCGGACCTTGCACCGGAGTTTTTATATGAAATAGGTATAGCTGCATAAATCTTAGCTGTTATGAATGAGGATATTATTAAACAAGTGGATAAAGTGTGGCTTACTGATACGGCTATCTGTATACGTACTTCCGACGGTAGGGAGGCAAGTGAACAATTTGCCGATGTTCAGAGGTTAAACCGGGCTACTCCGGAACAAAGGAGTAATTATAAAGTAACTCCTTATGGGATATATTGGCCGGAACTTGATGAAAACTTGAGCTTTGAAGTTTTTTTTTCTGAAAAGCAAAATAATGTGTTATATGATTTATTCATAGCACATCCGGAACTTAATGCATCAGCTATTGCTCGACGGCTGGGAATGTCACAAAGTTTATTTGCCCAATATATAAGCGGAACAAAGAAACCTTCACAGGAGCGCGTAAACCTTATATTAGAGACTATTAAAAATATAGGGCGTGAATTAGTTTCTGCTCAATTTTGATAATATGGCCTGTGACAAGATTTTATTTTTCATACTTCATAAAGAAAGAACCTCACAACATCCGGTATATTACTTCGTGAGAAATGATATATCAATTAAGCCCGGCCCGATTCGGGCGGGCTTATTTCCAATTATTTATTACTTGTATCTTATAGTAATTATATGACATATGAAGATATTTTATTTCTGATCGGCTTTTTCCTGGTAATAGTTTTTTTCGTAGGATGTAAGCATAAACCGGCTACTTTATCCGGGTGGCTTGCTTTTGCCCTTCTTTCCTTGACTGTGACTCCTCTTATATCGGTTCCTTTAACCTGGTATGTTTGCCGGAGAATGGATCGGGCTACAATTAAGGAGAAAGGATATTTTGATCCTTCGGACCTTACCTTTAAGAAATAGAAATAGTTTTCTTTTTATATAATAAGCCTGTAGAATGATTCTACGGGCTTTTTGAATGTCCTTTTCCGCCACTTTTCATCCGGATAATTTTGCCTTATAAAATTTAAGTTGTATGGCAAAATTAAAACCTGATTATATCGAATGGGTGTTAACCCTGAACGCCTCCGATGCGCAGAAGGAAATACATAATCTTTCAGAAAAGAACAAAGAGCTCCGGGATAGCAATAGGGATATTAAAAAGGCTATGACCGACTTAATCGCCACCGGTAAAACAGGTGGTAAACAGTGGAAAAGGCTGAATGAGCAACTAAAAGAAAATAATAAGACGATCGGCGAAAATAACAAGAAGATTGCCGAATGTGAGAAACGGCTGGATAAAACTACGATGAGTGCTAACCAGCTGGCCAGGAAAGCGAACGCTTTGCGGAAAGAACTTCGTGATACGGTGAAATCCTTGCAGCCGGAAAGATATGCCGCCCTGGAGAAGGAACTGCTGGAAGTAGAGAAGGCATACGGGCAGGCTACGAAAAAGGCGGAAGGCTTCGGCAGCTCCATTCTTTCCCTGAATAAGATAAAAACAGTCCTGGCCGGTGTGCTTGTCACTATCGGTGCGATGATAACCGGACAGATTGTCGGAGGGTTCCGAAATGCGATCGGCACTATTATAGAGTTTGAGAAGAAAAACAGTACTTTGGCCGCTGTCTTGGGAACGACGAAAAAGAGTATCAAGGATTTAACGGATGATGCACGCCGGCTGGGCTCCACAACTTCCTATACAGCCGCCCAGGTCACGGAACTTCAGATAGAGCTTGCCAAACTGGGATTTTTCAAAGAGGATATTAAAGCGATGACACCTTCCGTGTTGAAGTTTGCCAAGGCAGTGGATACGGATCTTGCCTCGGCTGCCACGCTTGCCGGTGCAACATTACGTATCTTCAATCTTGATGCGGAAGATACGGAACATGCTGTTTCTACTATGACTATGGGATGTAACGCCTCCGCTTTAAGTTTTGAATACTTAAATACGGCCATGGCCATTGTCGGTCCGGTTGCCAATTCTTTCGGTTTTACGATTGAAGAAACTACCGCCCTTTTGGGCGCCTTGTCAAACAGTGGTTTCGACGCTTCATCGGCAGCAACGGCAACACGTAATATTTTGCTAAACCTGGCTGACAGCAGCGGTAAACTTGCTCTTGCGCTTGGTGGTCCTGTGGATAACCTGGAAGGTCTTGTCAATGGCCTGAAAAAGTTGAATAGCGAAGGTATAGACCTTAATAAGGCACTGGATTTAACGGATAAACGCTCTGTTGCCGCATTTAATACCTTTTTAAACGGTGCTGATACCGTTCTAAGTCTTCGTGATGCAGTAACGGGAGCCGAAGAGGAATTTAATGCCATGGCGGAAGAAATGGGTGATAATGTACAAGGCTCCCTCAATACATTAAGTTCAACTATCGAAGGGGTAGTTTTACGTTTCTATGAATCAAAGGGTATTCTCCGGGATTTAATAGACCTTGTTACGCTTATGGTGGAAGGTGTGGGTGGTATGATTGACATGTTTAATAAATGGAGTGTCGTCACTTATACCGTTACCGCTTATCTGTTTTCTTACTATGGAGGACTGAAAATCGCTACCATGTGGCACGCCCGTTTTAAAACGGCGACACTTGCTTCGGTCGTTGCAGAGAAAGCGCATGCCGTACAACTTTATATCAGCCGGGCGGCTACTCTGACTTATGCGGCAACCCAGGCACTATTACACAAAAATACTACCAGATGTACCGCTGCTCTCCGGTTAATGCGGATCGAACTTTTGAAGAATCCATATACGGCCCTACTGGCGTTACTCGTGGCAGCCGGGGTCGCTATTTACCAGCTTGCAAAGAAAACGGAACAGGCTTCGGCCGTGATTAAGACCCACCAGGAAATCGTAAAGAAAGTGAATGAAGAGTATTCCGGGCAGGAAGCAAAAATAAGAACACTTGTAGCTGCTATCAATGACGAGAACCTTTCCAACTACACCCGTAAACAAAGGCTCGCGGAATTAAAGGAACTGATACCGGATTATAATGCGGAATTGAATGAAGAAGGCAGGCTCATTAACAATAACAAAGAGGCCATAGATCAATATTTAGCTTCCTTGGAAAAACAAATCAAGTTGAAAGCTTACCAGGAGGAGCTGGAAGAATTGTACAAGAAAAAAAGGAACCTTGAAAGCCAGGAATCCGAGCAAAGCGACGCTTACTGGGACACCCGCCAGCAAAATACATTGTCAGGATATAACCGGAACAGTCTTACCGCTAAAATAAACCGTTTATTTGGTACAGAAAAAGAGGCTAACCAGTTGAAAGCTCTACAAACAACACAGAAGGATTTGGCCGGTATAGAATCAGCAATCGCCCAGATCAATAATGATATCTTAAAAACAGAGGCGACGGCCACTTCATTAACCGGAACCAATAAAGAAAATATAAATACTGAAACATCCCTTATAAAGAAACTGGAGGCCGAAAAGAAAAAGGTTCAGGAACAGTGGGCGGAAGACAGCGAAGCGAATATCGCCAAGAAAAACAAGGAAATAGAACGTATCGACACCGAAATAAAACGTTTAAACGAACTGGGGAAAGTCAAAAAGAAAGCGGAAGCCGGGGAGTATAAAAATACAGAAACGGACGCTACATTAAAACCTCTGGAGATCGAGCATGAAAAACGTATGCTTCTAATCAAAAAGAACCGGGAAAAGGAAAATAAGACGGAATCCCAATACATTCTCGAAGGAACAGCGGAAAACCTTCGCTATTACCGGGAACGTATCGACGCACTCCAGAAGCTGGAAGCAAAAACGCCGGCCCAGAAGAAGAAGTTACTCGATGAAATCCACAAGCTCGAAACAGAAGCACAGACGGCCATTTTTACGGAAACCGGCAAGCAGGAGGACGCCCGTATAAAACTGGCACAGGAGAAACGGGACGAACGGTTAAAGATTGAAACCGCCTATTACAATGTCCAGAAGGACACCATGGAAAAAGCGGTATTAAGCCAGAGTGTCACGCAGGAAGCGGCCGACGCCTATATGTTGGAAGTTGAAGCGGAACACGCCGCGGAACTCTTGGAGATAAACCGTACTTACCTGGATGATGTAAACGCCCTGGAGATCGCCAGTAAACAAAAACGTATAGATACCGTTACGGAAGCAGCCGACACCGTACGTGAAAGCGAGATGCAGCTGCTACGTGACCAGGCGGCCATTGCTCAAAAGGTGCGTGACATAACTTCCGTTCCGGTAGGAATAAACGGTATGCAGGAGGCACACCGGAAGCAGGTTCAGGATGTAGAAACGACGTATAATACCATAATTGAGATAGCGAGACGGGCGGGAATTTCTACTGTTGGTTTGGAGAAACAGAAGCAGCAGGAAATTAGCCAGCTTGAATTTGAATACCAGAATAGTTTATATCAGATTCAATCCCAGATCGGTGTATCATGGGCGCAGGAATACCAGAATGAACTGGCCCTGTTAAAGAATCTGCACGATCAGGAATTAATAGACGAAAAGACATACCAGCGTAAAAAACTGCAAATGCAGATGAATAACGCTAAAAAATACTTTGACTATTATTCCGGTCTTTCCTCTTCCATGGTGGACGCTATTCAACAGGCCGAAATCGACCAGGTGGAAGCGAAATACGATGTTCTCATACAGGAAGCCGAGAACAACGGGGAAGATACTGCCGCCTTGGAAGAAGAGAAGGAAAATAAGAAACTGGAGATTCAAAAGAAGTATGCGGATGTAAACTTTGCTATCAAGTGTTCCCAGATTATAGCCGATACGGCCGTTTCGATTATGAAGGCGTACGCGGACCTCGGGCCGATCGCCGGAACCGTTGCTGCAGTAATGCTTGCGGCTACCGGTGTGGCCCAGCTTGCATCGGCCAAAGCAGAACGGGACAGGATTAAAAACATGTCCTTGAAAAACACCACCGGCAGTAAGACCGCCACGGCTGAACGTGTTGTTTCGGGTTCTTCCGGCGGCGGGTATTATGAAGGCGGTTACACCGGTCCCGGCGGACGCTATGAAGTGGCCGGCGTGGTTCATAAGGGGGAATATGTGGTACCACAACCGGAAATGAATAATCCTAAAGTGATCGACGCCGTTAGCACTATCGAGGCGATCAGGCGGCAGCGTACCAATGCCAACCCGTTACCACAGAATCCGGGTGAATATTATGAAGGCGGTTACGTCACTTCTCCTGCAGGGGATTCTTCCTACCGGGAGTTCCTGGAAGCTGCAAAGGAACTTCGCGCATCCTGTGAGGCTATCAAATTGATAAAGGCCTATATCGTTTACCAGGATTTGGAGAAGGCCAAAGAAACTATAGATAACGCCCGCGACACCTTTACACGCGGAAAATAAGTAATCATTATGCTAAAGATTAAGACGAACAAAGGTTATCTGGATTTAGGGGGTGACTTTACCGTACAGATTGACGAGAAATCCCCCGTCATGAACGACCGGGGATCGCAAACCGTACCGGTCACGGTTCCCGTCACTGCCAACAATGCTAAAATAACCGGCTTTGCCCACCGACTCGATATGGGTGTTAAACCGATGAATGAAGATCAGGCATGTACGGTATTGGACGGGGTATATAAACGTACCGGAAAGATAAATATTGTTTCCGCCGGTAAAAGAGAAGGTATTACCCTTAACATAGGCTTTGACAATTCGGAAGCCTACAGCGCCTGGAAAGCGAAGAAGTTGAACGCTATGACATTACCAGTGAGGGAATATGGCAGCGTTAATTCTCTTTGTGCACATTTGCAACAAGTCTTGGGAGGTTATCAGGCTGATTATGCCGTATTCCAGATTATGACCGGTAACGATTCGCAGGATAACCAGTATTATCCTAAATACTTGAACCATATCACGCCCGTTTCTGAAGGGAGTAAGGTTTATCGGCTGCGTTATCAGGCAAGAACGGAAACTTTTCTAATCAATGGCACCCCGACGGAGGTTACACTTCCAGAGGGCTACGGAGTAACGGCTTTTTTATATGTCTGGCGTGTGCTGGAACTTGTTTTTTCAGAATTTGGATATACCATAATGGAAAATCCCTTTAAGACAGACAAACAGCTTTATAATCTGGTAATACTGAATAATGCGGCCGACTGTTGTGTCAAAGGCAAACTTTCTTACGCCGATTTAATGCCGGATTGTACGGTGGAGGACTTTTTAAACGCCCTATATGTGCGTTTCGGACTGGTTTACAATGTCTCTTCCGATACGAAAACGGCCACATTAAGGCTGATCCGGGATATTGTGGATGCTGTTCCGGACATTGATTTATCCCGTAGTCTGACGGATGAACCTTTAATAACTTATGAAGCACCCCGGCAGATGAAGCTGTCGGCTAAGACATCCTTTACCGGGGCGGCTCCCTCTGTCGAACGACTGGAGGATTATTTAAAAGATCAAAAGGTTGCCAGATTGGCGAAAGTCGATATTTCCAAAAGGGTGATACACCTAAATTATGAGGAAACGACGGGACGGTGGTTTAAATGGGATGAAGATAATAACCGGCTTGCTTATTCTTCATCGAGTTTCTTTTCATGGGACCGGAAAACTGACAATACGGAGGATTACGAATTAACCAGCGACGACGAATGCGTTCCCATGGATTTTGCACCGAACGGCATTCTTTCCCCTCAATATCTGGCCGGTTATGTACATCGTTACACATATCTTAAAACTTCATCTAATCATAATGATGAAGAGTCGGAGAAAATGGAAATTCCATTATCCTTCGTGTTTGCGTTTACATCTACCCAAAATAGTAAATATCCTTTCGGTTCTGTGTTACCTTACACCTCTGACGCCGAAGAAGTGATATTAAAAGACGGAAGCCGGCATGCCATATCCCTATTTTTTCAATATGATAACGGCTTGTTTTTTCATTTCTGGAAACAATACGACGCTATATTAAGGCATTCTTTCAATAAAATAGAGGCCAATGCCTTGATACCGGTTCACCGGCTTATGGGTATGGATGTGTTAACACCGGTAATACTCCGGGGACAATATTTGCTTCTTGACGGATTTTCCTATTCACTTCCGGCGAATAAGACTGTACCTGTTGACCTGACATTAAGGACCCTCCGACTAATAGGACCGTATGATCTGGGCATAGAACAGGAGATTCCTTCTTTTGGTTCCAAGCTTTTTATATGGGAGTTCAGAAGCTCAAATATAGAAACCGCGAAGGAGAACGAAAGGAACAGGATTCTGACACAGGCAAATGAAACATACGGGAAACCGCCTGCTGTAGTAATTTCCATAAAGTCAATAACTTATTCACTTGACGGACAAATAACCCGGGATGATGATCCATACCTGGTTGAGAATTACCCGCAGGAATTGGGGATTACATTATCAAGGAACTATAAATGCAGGACAAAAGGGGAGCTGAGGATTTTCTATTCCGGAAGTGGTATCTGGGACCCTGGGGTAAGCAGGTATGAAACATTCGAATCGGAGTTTGAATATACGGACACATTTGTTTCCGTTCAATATTCAGGCTGATTCCGTCCTTTCTTCTTCATCCTGTAAATCCAATATTTGCACCATGAAAAAACAAAATGATATCATCCTTGCTCCGGTAACTTCACAGGCTGCGGAGATTTATAGTCTATGGGAAATGAACCATACGGGACGGTTGACGGATTTTTATAATTTCATGGTAAATCCTTCGGCTGAAAGGGAGCGTTTTATTGCCTCTCTGGAAACCAAGCTTGAGTTTACAGGAAATTTTATCGTAACAAATATTACATTAAAATGAGTGACAATGCCCAAACCTTGAAGGTGAACATATATCCTACGGGAAATGCTTTCACGCGTAACCCTATATTTCTTGCCGTATCCTCCCCCTCTATGACTACATACCGTATTCGAGTGGATAATAAGGATGTTTTCCAAGGGAACGGAATCGGGGAGTTTCGGATTAATATAGCCGAGATCGTTGAAACCGGTATAATGACCACACAGGTTGTGCCGGGACATTCGGACAAATTGCTGGAACCAGTCCGCTTGTCTGCCAAAGTGTCCGTACATGTGACCAACGAGAGTAAAGAAAAGGCGGACCTGTCTTTTACCGCCTGGAAGGGAGGGGTTTCTAAAAAAGAATTTAAACGTTTTCTGGGTATGGGAACAGATATATTTAAATTAAAGTTCCTGAATGAAGCTTGTAATTTCTTCTTTACCACACGGAGCAATGACTGGCGTATAATCATGCGCGAGACTGAACTTTACCCGCTTTGTTTCATTTATCCGGAACATGAACTGAAAATAAAGGAGCTCCTTACGGGAAAAAGCTTCCCCTTACCGGTTACGGCAGCCGGT